AAGTTTATTCTTTCGGCAATCATAGTTATAAGAAAACGGAAGTTGAAATTAAACCACTAGATGAAACAAATAATTTATCTGTTGCAAAAATGAAAAGTATTATTATGGATTATTATGCAGGTTTAGGCGAAACAAGAAAAGCTGATTTTAATAACTGGTTAAAAGGAACTTATAAAACAAGTGTTTTAAGCGACTTAAATGATAAAGACCTATTTTCAGTCTTGAAAACATTAAAAATCGTTCCAATGAGCGATTAGGTGGCAAAATGATTAAATTAGAGTTAAGCGAACTACAACAAATGCTTAAAGATAACAAAATTATTAATATTTTCGTTGAAGATGAATGCTATGAAGTTAAACCACTCGCAAACGGAAAAACAAAGATAGAAACATTTACTTCAATTAGAATTACATTAAAGAAATAGGGGGATTGCAAATGATGCAAGAAAACGAAGGTTCTTATAGTGCTGGTTTTGTTCTAGGTTTCTTTCTCGGCTTTATAGGTTTGCTAATTGCCTTTTTATCTCATAAAGAAGAAACGAGAAAAGGGTCATTGGTGGGTTTTGCTTTTTTGGTAGTATTAGGAATTATTGTGGGGGTTATGGCAACTATATGATTATTAATTATTCATTTCCAGTAAAGGAAATAAGAATGGCAAACGATGAAACGGATTACATTAGCGAAAATTACGAATATGAAACCGATGAAAAAGATAATGCCAAGATACTTAAACTTTTAGCAGAAGAGTTTGGAAGAAGTTATAAAATAAAAACAGATAGGGCAATAGAGATATTGAAAGATTACGATAGAGTGGTTGAAATATTCGCTATTGATTACGAAGATGAAATTAAAATTATGCTTGAAAAAAAAGTATATGGAATATGGAGAGATATTAAAAATGAAAGATAATATGTTGACAGAAATTAGTGGCAAATTAACTATTGCCGAAAAATTCACAAAAGAATTAGTCAAATTAGAACTATCGGCAAAGGCAATAACTGATAAGCGAGATTCTATTAAACAAAAAATATTAGAAGTGATGACAAAAAACGGAATTACTAAATTGGAAAACGATGATTTAATAATTTCATTAAGACAAGCAACGACAAGCGAAAGATTTGATAATAAAAAGTTCAAAGAAGAAAACATTGATTTATACGATAATTACATTACTATTGTCGATGTCAAACCTAGTATTGTAATCAAAATAAAGGAAAAATAAGATGGAACAAACTATCGAATTTATTAAAGAAAATCACACATATCTAGTAGACGGAAAAAAAGTTCCTTCGATTACCGAACTTATAGAATTAATGATTCCTAGTAAATATGTTGGAATTCCAGATTTAGTATTAAAGAACGCTTGCGAATATGGAATACAAGTCCACCAAGAAATTGATGACTATATTAAGAGTAAAGAAGAGTTATACAAAACCATAGAAGCAAGGAATGTTATTAAATTTATTTTTCCTAGATACGGAATTAAACCAATGTTAAGCGAACATATTGTCGCTTATAAGATTAACGATTTGGTTGTGGCAATGGGAACAGTTGATTTGATTTATCGCAATAAAGATAATTTATTTGGTATCGCAGATTATAAAACCACTTCGGCATTTTACGAAGATATGGTAGAAGCACAATTAAATCTATATGCCATTCTTTGCGAACAAAGTTTAAAAATCGATATTAGCGAATTGAATTGTATTAGAGTTCACGGTGATACAAGAAAAATTAAATCAATAGAGATTAAGAAAACACAATATTTAGATTTTTTAAATAAAGCATTGGAGAAGTGGAATGAAAATCAAAAATCAGGTAAAAAATGAAAATAGAGTAATGCTTTCTGGAATTATCGCAGTTAAACCTTTATTTGATCATGATGAAAAAACAAAAAGAGATTATGTAATGTTTGCGTTAGACCAAGAAGAACAAATTGATATAACGCACATACGAATTAGAAGTTTCGTTATAGCAACTAGCGAACAAAAAATAATTGCCAAGATGAAGAAGTTGGAAAGTTTCGGTAAACAAGCATTTATTGTTGTTTATGGTCGTTTGGGTGTCGCTAGCAAGATGAATAAAAGGGGTAAAAACGCATTAAAGATTAGAATCGTTCCTAGTGTTGTTAACATTATCACCATTACTAATAATTTATTTTATGAAAGAAAGGACAAAACGAATGAAAATAAAGTTAAGCGAAATACTAAACAAAAAGAACATAGCGATACATTGTGATAGCGAAGAAAAAGCCAAAGAATTATTAGGTGTATTAGATTTAAAAGGTTTTACTTGGTTTTATACTTGGTCGATTAAAGAAGAAGATAAACTGAAATATAAAAATCATTGGTCTTTATATAAAACTGAAACTTGCTATTCATTTGATGATGATATGACACTCTCGTATGGCAATATGGGTTATTTTAGCAGAATGCAAAACGAAGGCATTTATCAAATTATTGAGTTTAACGATTTGGATTTGGAGAATTAAATATGGAAACATTTGAATACAAAAGCAAAGCACCACTCGAAATACAAATTAAAAAGATAGGTCATCTTCACTATCGTATATTGGCCATTAAAGATTTGAATGGATTAAAGCCATTTGAAATCGCAAACGATATTAACTATTGCTTTCAAGATGAAAAAATGAATTTCCAAAAAGCAATAGAAGATATAACGATCCAATTATTCAAGACTTTCAAAATAGAAATTGATAATAAGAATGATGAGAAAGAGATTGAAAGGGCATTTACAGAATTGAACGATTTAGGAAGAACTATTTTTATTCAAGATATGAATCCTAGCAAATTGATATGTGATGAAAACAATATAATCACTATGCACTGCGACATAAAGATAGAGAAACTATAATGGATTATTCTAAATTAAATTATAAATTAGTTGGTTTGATACCTTTTTCTCAAAACGAAGAGGAAAAAGAAACATTTACATACATATATGTAAATGAAGAAATGGAAGTCGCCAAAATTGTTAGAATTATTAACGAATATGAAGCACAAATTACTTTTTTAGATGGTGATGAGTATATTGCGTTAATAATGAAATTACCAATAAACATACCGATAAGGTTAAGGAGTTAATTATGGGTTTTATTTATACAAAGAAAGTGATATTAGATGGTTATAAGTTTGATAGCGAAATGGAAGCAAGCTTTTATGTTTTGTTAAAGAGCAAATTAGAAAATAAAGAAATTAAGGATTTAAAGATACACCCACAATTTATTTTACAAGACGGATTTGTAAATGGAGAGAATAAAAAAATTGAACCAATTATCTATGAAGCCGATTTCTCATATTCATACATTGGCGAACAATCCATACAAGTTGTAGATGTTAAAGGTATGATAACCGATGACTTTGCTATCAAATGGAAAATGTATGATTATAAATTCGGTAATGGAAAATTACTATATTCTTCTTTACAGGTTTTAAAATATTCTAAAACTACTGGTTGGGTTAATTACGATGAATATAAGAGCATTAAACGAAGTATTAGAAAGAAGTTAATAGAACAAAAGAATAATTATAAGAAAAAATTAGAAAGTCTGCCTAGACTTCGTTCCTTACAAGAAAAATTAAAAGTTAAAGGTAAACTAACGGAATTAGAGCAAAAGAAATTAGATGAACTGAAAAACGATTTAAAGGAGTATTTATGAAAAACTATTTCGATATACCAGTAAGTAGTTGGAATGAAACATTCGCTTTTAGAAAAGGCGAGTTTATAGGAAGATTGACAGCATTTAAAGATGTAGATTTATTTGTTGGTTATGGAACAGTTGACGAGATAGTTAAAGGTGAAAAATTCGATATTGTATTCGCACACTTTGGACTTAAAAATTCATTTAGAAGAGAATTAGTATTTAAAAATCCTGATTCCAGAAAACAAATTCTAAAATTGCGAATAAATAGACAAGCGATATTCTTTGGTTATGCAGTTTATATTAAAAGAAAATTAGTATTTTATGTTCAAAATGTGTCCGTTTTTGAGATACCAAAAGCAATAGATATTAAGCGTGGAATATACGATTATGAACAAGATATTTTATCAATAAAAGACAAAAAAGATTATAAAAATAAGTTTGATGAAATGAGCGAATTTTTAGAAAGTATTAAAAATAAGTAGATATTATAATATGGTATGATATTATTAGAGTGTCGAAAGACAAAAGGAGAAATAAAATTATGGAAGAAGAAAAGTTAAACAAAATGTTAGAAAACATCAAAAAACTATATATTTCTGGAGACTTGAATGATGCATGGAGAGAATCGTGCAGTCTTAGCGATTTACTAGAAGAAGAAATTGCTGATTGTGCTTATTAGTCTCACTAGGAGAAATTATGATTACAAAAGTTATGAAAGATGAACATGGAATCATTTACGAATATGATTCAGGTAAGAGAGTATATATCACAATTAGTGATATGTCATCGCTTCATTCGTTAATGGAAAATAAAGAAATGGACAAACTTGCCGAAACCATTGAAAAATTTGACATTAAAGACATTTGTATTGTCAATGACCCAATATCAAATAGTGGTTGGGCAATAACAAATGGTGAAACCAAAAAGCATGGTGCTTGTTAATCAAGAAAAGAGAAGATTATGAAAATTAAAATCAATTGTGAATTAGAACAAAAAGATTTGGTTGCTTTGGTGGATTTTTTACAGGAAAATACCAAATGCAAAATCTTATCAATGAAAGCAATTATTGGGAACGTTCTTGTCGAAAGGTCAACTGATGAAAACGAAGAATATATTATTGTTTCGAAAGTAAAAGAACTAGAAACACCAAGTAGCAAAGGTGATAAAGCAAAGATACCTTTAAGTGAAATTGTCGAAAACGAAAATATGGTGGTTCACACACCGAAAAGAGAGCAATTTGAAATATTGATTAAATCTTGCGGTTCGAGATTAAATATAGAACATTGGAATTTTCACAAAGAAGCAACTTGCTATCAACCATTGACCGACAAATATTGTACACTCAGTTTTTATATATCTTGGCAATATGAAATTGTCGAGTTCGATGACGTGGATTTGTATAAGTAAAGGAGTAATTATGAAAAATCTTTATTCAATGATAGCGATGATGATAATGACTATCATAACAATGTCTGTACTATTGGTGCTTGCGGTTGTTGTAATTGCTCTTCTCATAGTGGTATGTTAATAATTATGAGATATAAAAAACTAATAATCTTATCTGTTATATTTGCGATTTTAGAAGCAATTACAATAACCATACGAGTTCAAGTATTGCCTAACGACATTATAAGAACCACTTGGTGGTGGATTCTACTAATGGACGACTTGACCTCAATAGCACTTTGGGTAATAGGTTGGTCGATAGCAGAAGAAATAATGAATATCGTTAAGAAACGTTTTAAACGTAAAGGAAAATAAAAATATGGAAAACAATTTGAAAAGAATTAGACAGAAATATGGAATTACACAAAATGAACTTGCATTATTGAGTTCTTGTAGTGAAGTTGCGATTCAAAAATACGAAAATGGAAGTTTAGATTTGAAAAAAGCAAACTTTGAAACGATAATTAAATTGTGTATTGCATTAAATTGTAATCAAGAAGATTTATTCGGCAAAGTGGCGTTTAATCGCTTGATCAAGAAAGGAGATAGTATGGCTTGCAAGACAAAGGGTAAAGGCAAAAAGAAATAGCCAAAAGGAGTATAATTATGTCAAAACTAGATGAATGGAAAGCCAAAATTGATAAATTAAGTCAAGATAAAGTAGAAAATGTTTATACCAATTTATCATTATTTGAAGAAGATTATTCTAAAAAGGTTAGTTATTTGCAAAACCGATTATGGAATGGTTATGTTGGAACTATACAAGATAAGCATAGAAAGAATGGTGGAAGATAATATGGCTAATCGTAAGACTGCAAAGAAAAGATTTTTAAAAGAATGCAAGTTAAAAGCGTATTTCGAGCAATTAAAAAATCTTGAAGATTTAGAAGAAGCAAATAGTAAAGAACAGATTAAAGAAGAACCGATACACGATTAAGAAAGGAAAGTATGGCAATTAAAAGAATGTTCCATATGTCGATAGTTAATAGCGATGCTTTCCTTAATCTGTCTATTACTGCACAAGCATTATACTTCCATTTAGGAATGAGAGCAGATGATAGGGGCTATGTGTTTAACGCTAAAAGCATTATACGAGCCACTAAATGCAGTGAAAATGATTTAAAGGAACTAATCGACAATAAATTCTTGCTAGACCGTTCTAATGACTTGATATTGATAAAGGCATGGTGCATTAACAATAATCTCACTCACCCATTAGAAACTAACTTCATTGATGATTTTAAAAAAATACATACCAAAAAGAACGGAATGTATAGCGAAAAAGAACCATTGAGCGAGAGTATAGGGAAAAGAGATAATAGAGATAAGAGTAAAGAGAGTGAGAAAGGAGTTGAGTTTAGTAGAGAAGAACTGAATGATATAAAAGAAAATAATATACAAGAAAATTTGAGCGAAAAATATAACAAAAGTATGGAAGAACTAATCGAGATAGCAAAAACAACTTGGTTAGATAAAGAAAAATAAAAGGAGAGTTGAATTATGAAAAATGAAATCAACGACAAAATTGAGAAATTAGAAAGTGAATTGAAGTTGTCAAAAGAAAGAAATGAATTAACAATGGTTGTTATAGTTTTAAGTGTTTTAGGAATAGCTGGACTAGTGGCATCTATGTTCTTTGTTAAAAGTGAAGGTATTGTAAGTTTTGTTTTATTACAATGTTTTGCATTTGTTATGGCGGTATGTTTAGGAATTGCTATTCGAGATTTAGTTTTAATGGATAAGACAAACTCATCTAGAAAAATTAAAAAAGAATTAGCGAAACTTAAAATAATCAAAAACTATATCGAAAATGATAAAAAATAGAGAAAACAATGGAAAACAACAAACTCGAACTCATCGGCGACACTCATTTCATTCAAAAACCACTCAAATCGAGCGACTGGGCTTTGTTTAGACTACTCAATGAGTATTTACAGGGTTTAACGATAGAACAAGTCTGTAATGCCCTTTATCAATACTTTACGTACAACGATAGTGTTTCGGCACAAAAAAATCATTGTCCTGCATTTTATGAATCGATTGAGAATATCAATTTAAGTGTCGAAGTTGATAAGTTGATTATTCGCAAAGGCGATATATGGAAACTCGCCGATCAAAAAGAATATCAAGATTACCAAGAAGATAACTATTCACGAGCGATGACTTATTTAAAAAGATATTGGTCGAGCATTAAAAAGGAAAGACAAGATGGTCAAGGCAAGATGATTTCTAATCAAGGTGTTGTCATTGATGATAAATCAAAAGCAAAACCATTTCACGAAGCGTTCAACGGAAAGAAAGAAATCGATGTAAGTGAAAGCAAATGTGCAAAGTGTATCTATGGCACTATGAATGGTTTAAGTTGCCATTGCCCAAAAGGTATGTGTCAAAAAGATTATGAGAACTTTAAGGAGTAAGTATGGAAGTAATCAAGAGTGATAGTTTAGAGTTTTTACAAAAACAAAAAGACTTTGAGAATGACATTATTTTTGCAGACCCGCCATATGCACTTGGAAGTGAAGTTGTAATTCGTGAAGATGGAAAAGTCGATTACGCAAAAGCAAGTGATTTTATGAACAAGTGGGAAATGCCAACTGGTAAATTTTGGGAAAAATGGTTCAAAGAAGCGTTTAGAACATTAAAGCATGGTGGTTATCTACTTATGTATGGTATGGATAGACAAACGCTATTATTTAAGTATTACGCTTCGTTGGCAGGTTTCAAAGAGCAACAAAGCATCTATTGGTATTACATATCCAATTTTCCAAAAGCAAGCGATTTATCAAAAATGATTGATAAAAATGCTGGTGCGGAAAGAGAACAAGGAGAGCCAAGTCAAAACGCAAGACCTAATGCTCTTAAAGAAAACAATTTATATGAAGCGGGAACCGTCGGGAAAGATTTTAACGAAACCAAACCATCAACCGACCTTGCTAAAAAATATGATGGTTATAAATATTCAATCAGCCCCCTAAAACAAACTTGTGAAACAATAATGGTCTTTCACAAACCCAATAAAACAGGTTCAGTATTACACGATACACTTGCTATGGAAAATGGTGATACAACTATTACTTGTAGTGCATTAAATATTGATGGAAATAGGGTGGGAACGGAAAAACGAACACAATTCAGTGGAAAAGGGACTAATGGCGATGTATATAATGAATACCCACAAAACAACGCTCATTATGAAGAAGTTGATGGTCGCTACCCATCACAAACATTTATCGATAGTCAAGTTGCTGAAAAGTTAGATTTACAAAATCAAAACGAAGAAGGTTGTTCAAAGATACTTCATAAATGCGACTATGAGCAAATTGACTTCGATTTATTTATATATGAACCGAAAGTTGATAGTAGTGAAAGGAACAAAGGACTAGACGAGTTTGAAGATAAAATTAAACATTGGCACGACATGGAAAACGCAAACAAAAACCAAGATAATCCTAAAAATTATTTAGGAGGAAAAATAACACATCAAATTGTTAAAAATCCCCACCCAACATTAAAGCCCATTGACCTAAACGCCAAGATATTAAAACTATTCAAAACACCTAATGAACAAAGGATTTGCTATCCGTTTGCTGGTAGTGGTAGCGAAATATTAGGCGGTTTAAAAGCAGACTTTCAAAACTGGACTGCTTGCGAAATCAATCAAGAATATGTTGACATAGCAAATGCAAGAATTAAGCACTACAAAGAAAATGAGTATGTGCAATTAGACCTATTTGAAAAGGAGTGAGCATGGAAGCAATAACTGAACAACTTTCTATATTTAATGAAACCATAGATACTTATAAAATAACTAAACCTATTAGGTTGATCGAATTATTTGCTGGTATCGGTTCTCAATTAAAAGCTATCAAACAAATCTTTCCTAATGTTGAAAGTTATAAAATAGTTGAATGGGATTATCATTCATTTGGGGCATATAACCTAATTCATACAAAAGATTTCACTAATTATTCAATAGGAAAAAGAAAAGACCAACTTGCTTATGAACTCATCGGTTTATCTCGTGATGGAAAATCGCCTCTTTCATTAGAACAATTAAGTAAAATGAAATTAGAATTATTACAAAAGATTTATCATGACAAGGTTGCAACCAAAAATTTATTAAACATAATGGAAGTTAAAGGCAAAGATTTAGAGATAGTAGATACCGATAAATATGAATACATAATAACTTATAGTTTTCCTTGCCAAGATTTATCTCTTTCTGGTAATAGAAAAGGTATGTCAGTTAGTCAAGCGAATGGTGGAACTCGTAGTGGTCTTTTATGGGAAGTTGAAAGAATACTTATTGAATTAAAAGATAATAAAATGGAATTACCACAAATACTGTTAATGGAAAATGTCCCAGAAGTTGTTGGCACAAAAAATATCAATGATTTTAGAAAATGGGAAGCAAAATTAAGAGAATTAGGTTATTCTAATTTTTGTGAAATATTGAACTCCGAAAACTATGGAATTGCTCAAAATCGCAAAAGGTGTTATATGATTTCTATTTTAGGCAAAACAAATTATCACTTTCTACCAAAATTCAATTTAGATAATAGGTTAAAAGATTATTTAGAAAAAGAAGTAGATGATAAATATTTCTTATCTCCAAAAACATTTCAAAGCCTGGTAGCTATTAAAGGAAAATGGAATAGAGAAGAAAAATTTGTAAGTTCACCAACAAACACTATGGTAAATGGTATTGCACAAACAATTAAAACCAAAATAGATGTTGGTGTGGTTGTCAAAAATTATAAAAATTACATTAGTTGGAAAAACAAACAAGGAAAATTTAATACGCAATGCAATAGAGCAATGAAACAAAATGGTGTAAGTCTAACAATACCAACTTCCAATATTCCTAATGTTATAATTGATATGGAATGGTTAAAGATTAGATGTTTAACACCCAAGGAATGTATGCTACTAATGGGTTTTGAACCACAAGACTATGAAGTTATGAAAAATGTAAATATGACTGATACCCAAATCTATAAATGTGCTGGCGATAGCATCGTAGTTTCTGTTCTTATGGCAATATTTGGAAGATTAAAAACAGACGATCCACTTATTAACATCACCAAAATTAAAGAATATGTTGCTAAAAACATAAAAGGAGAATGATTATGAGTTATGAATATGATTTATATAGAACTGATAAGAAAATGATTGAACAAATTAAAGCAATTGAGAAATACACAAAGGGGGTGGTTGATAATGCTAGAAAGTAAATTAACCGACAAAAGAAGAATCGCACATATTAAGTCGATTTGGAAATTAAAGAATCAAATTGATAATGAAAAGCACAAAGGACACATTATGTCAGTAAATGATTTGTCAAAGAACTATCACGAACTTATTAACGATTTACGAGATTACGATAAATTTCGTGGTTATCAAACCGAAAGGATTGTTATTGAGATTAAAAAGAATTTAAGATTTTTCTTAAATGAAAGGGAATAATTATGGAAAAAAGAAAATACATAGGTTTTAAAGACAAGAACGGAAAAGAGATTTACGAAAACGACTTAGTAATAACAGATGAAGATGGTTGGGTTGGAAAAGTTGTTAAAGAAGGCAAAGATTACATTTGCGTTGACCCTAGACCAGACCATTTTGGTTTTGCGACAGAATGCAAATGGAAAAAATACGAAGTAATCGAAAATGGGAATAAAATATGAAATGGAACTCCACTATTAATTGTAAGTTAAAATTAAATCCTTGTAAAAATTGTCCTAATCGTATATTGAATTGTCATGCGACTTGCCAAAAATATATTGAATGGCAAAAAGAATATCAAGAAGAGAATAATAAATTGCTCAAAGATAAAAAAACACGAGAATTATATTATTGCTGTGGTAAGTTCGCTAATTATGGTAAAAATATATAAAATTATTATCTATATAAATAATAATTTTTAAAAGTATTGGTTTGTCGCTAATACTTTTTCTTTATTTATTATGTTGCAAAGTTATTGCAAAGTTGTTATTATAATAATGTCTAAAAAGACAAAAGGAGATTCTACAATGAAAGTTAAAATTATTATGAAAAGTGGAAAGGAAGAAAAGTTTTATACCGCTATTGCAAGTATCGATAACGGGTCAATTAAAATATTTAATGGTATGAATTGGGAACAACATTTTTTGCTGGAAACAATTAAAGAAATTGTGATTACCGACTAGGAAAGGAGAATAATATGGAAAAGAAAATATTGTATACCACAGACTTAAAAGAAAATGGAAAAGAAAGTCCGTTTGATTTAGATTTGATTAATAATAATGGCGAACTAAATAAGTTTTTTCAAGTTAGTTTAACAGGCGAATTGATTAAAGAGTTAACTCTAAAAGATTTAGTCAATAGCCAAGTAGAAGAATTAAAAGATATCGCAAGTAGTGGTTATAATGCCCAAAACGCAAGTAGTGGTAATTATGCACAAAATGCGAGTAGTGGTAATTATGCACAAAATGCGAGTAGTGGTGATTATGCCCGAAACGCAAGTAGTGGTAATTATGCACAAAATGCGAGTAGTGGTTATAATGCCCAAAACGCAAGTAGTGGTGATTATGCCCGAAACGCAAGTAGTGGTAATTATGCACAAAATGCGAGTAGTGGAGATGATGCCCGAAACGCAAGTAGTGGTGACTACGCCAAAAACGCAAGTAGTGGTTATAATGCCCAAAACGCAAGTAGTGGTGACTACGCCAAAAACGCAAGTAGTGGTAATTATGCCCAAAACGCAAGTAGTGGTAATTATGCACAAAATGCGAGTAGTGGTAATTATGCACAAAATGCGAGTGGTGGTTATAATGCCCAAAACGCAAGTAGTGGTGACTACGCCAAAAACGCAAGTAGTAGTAATTATGCCCAAAACGCAAGTAGTGGAGATGATGCCCAAAACGCAAGTAGTAGTAATTATGCCCAAAACGCAAGTAGTGGTTATGATGCCCGAAACGCAAGTAGTGGTGACTACGCCAAAAACGCAAGTAGTGGTTATAATGCCCGAAACGCAAGTAGTGGTAATTATGCCCGAAACGATATTAAAGGTAAGTTTTCTACTTGCTTCGATTGCGGTTATCATTCATTAATTAAAGGTATCAAAGGAACTTGGATTGCCTTACAAGAATACGACACTAATGGAAAACCTTGTTTTGCAAAAGTCGGTCAAATAGGCAATTCTCGTTATAAAGATTTCCAAAACGAAACCTTAAAAGAAGATTACTTTTATGAATTAATAAACAAACAATTTGTTCCAATTTTAATTATTGATAATTGTAGAACGGTTATTTTTAGTAAAAAAATAGTTGGAAATAAGACTATCTATCACGCAATGTTCGAAAGCGATTATTATAATAAAAAAATGGAAAACAAGGTTTACGTAGTTGTTATTGATGGAGTTTCGGCACATGGAAAAACAATTAAAGAAGCAGTTGCTGATATAGAATTTAAGTTGATGAAACAAAGGGGTGTGGAAGAAGTCATTGCTCGTATCAAGAAAGATAATAAAGTCTATGCCAACGACTATCGTATCATCACTGGTGCTTGTCTAGAAGGAACAAAGGAATTCGCTCGTAGAAAGGGTTTAGAGATGACTGACACTAAAACCATTGATGAGATTATCGAACTAACCAAAGGTGAGTATGGACACGATACTTTCGTAAGAGCAATAAAAAGAGAAAATAAATGAAACTAGAAGAATTAAAGACCTTAAATGATGGCGATTATATTGTCGTTAAAAGGGGAGAAGTTGAACGACACTTTGTATTTAATAAAGAACATATGAAAATTGTTGAAGATGGCAATAGAAAGTGTTTAATCATTAGTGGGTTTACATTCTCACTTGAAGAAATTAGATTTGGAACATTACGAGATATTGAAAACTATCAAAGAAATGTTTTGCACGAATTAGCAGATAAAACAATACTACTAACAAAGGGGGTAAGGGTATGAAATGTAGGAGAAAATTATTATGAAACAAGGAATCAGCAAATTAAAATCATTAAGATTGAGTTATATGATTAGTCAACAACAAATGGCGAAAAAAATAGGTATATCAAAACGATTATATTGTTATTTGGAACAAGGAGATTATGATCATCAAATATCATTCAAAGTATTCAATAAATTAGAAAAGTTTTTTGATAAGGAAGATGAATGATATGGACATATTAGAAATCATTGGTTTAATTGTAATAGGAATGTTAATAATTGTGATTGCTATATTAAGTTTAGTTATTAAAATGCTTAAAAATAAGTTAAAAGAAAGCAAAAAGTTTAGCAATAGATTAGTGGCGGTTCATCTTGGAGATAATGCTTATCTTGGTAGCCAAAGGAAAGCTGTCAACGATTACCCATTAACATTTTTAAAATTAACTAACTACATAAATAATGCTATGGAATTTAAAACTATTGAAGATGTTAAGTTTTGTATAAAGCAATTCTGCAATCTAAATCTAAAATACCAAGAAAAAGAATTTATTATTCTAGCAAAGGAGAATGAAGTATGAATAATATGTATATTACAGGAAGATTAGTCCACAGTGCGGTGATTAAAGAAAAGGTAGGAACATTTACTATTGCTTCTAGTATATCGAAAGAAAAAACACTATTTTTAGATTGTTGCGTTTTTGAAACCAACATTAAGTTATTAGAAAAGTATGGTAAAAAAGGTCAAGCAGTTAGTCTTTATGGTTATCTCGATATGCGACCAGCAGATAAAGAAAAGGGTTATCCACAAAAATATACTCTTATCGTAAAAGAGTTTGCGTTGGTAGAATATATCAAGAACGAAAAAGTAGAACAAACCACCGAAGATAAGAGTTTAGATGTCTTGGTCGAAATGAAAGAAAAAGAATCAGCTAAACTTCCAGATGATGATTTGCCATTTTAAATAAACTCTTTCAATAGCGAGAACACTGACTTATAATCGTTTTAGAGATTAAAACGATGAAAGAAAAAACTATTGATATGTGTATTCGTTGGTGGAAACTATATGACATTAACGAAGAATTAAAGAGTTCGTTAAAAACAAAAGATTATTCAAAAATTGAAATAAATAAAATTAGAAAAAAGATAGATAATAACGCAAAAGAAATGCAAAAGATAAAGTTAGAATTAGAAATAAGAGATGAGATTTCGTTATTGCTATCCTGCAATCATTAAGGTTTGAGTGGAAACTTGAACCTTTTTGTTTTATGATTATATTGTTGGAACGGAAACTTTGGAAGCCCGTTTATAGGTAGTCAATGCGTTGGCTATCTTTTTTAGTCCCCCTATATTTTATAAATGAAATGTTAATTGAAAACGAATATAGATTTATAAAACATATATTCATAATTATTGCCATATATAAAACATAATTTATGGGACATGACAAAAAAATACACCTTTTCGGTGTTCAATTTAGTTCAGCTTTTATACGAATTTTAGATAGTTTTTTAGCCTGCGGTTTTGGATTGCCACAACAAAAAAATAACATAGAATGGAACTTGATAAAATGACATAAAAGTTAAAAAATGTTAACAAATGTAAATCAATATTATAATATGATTATGTCTAAAACGACAAAAGGAGATTTAAAAAAATGAACAGACTAGAAAAATTAAAGTTCTTTGCAGAAACATTGAAAAGCGATGGTGGAACAATCGACAATGATATGATCGGTTGCGTGTGGGTTCTTCAAAATCAAAAAAGAGTGTCGATTGGCGATTATTGGGATTTCAGAGTAATCTACGATAATCTGCAGTTCAATAATGAATTTATCAACGAAGACACAATCGATGACTACGACCCCGAAACAATCGAGAAACTAACCAGAAAGAGTTTTGCAAAAATCAAAAAAGATGTTCAAAGTGGTTATTTCTACTTGCTCAACTATTACGATCAAGATGGCAAGTATCACGATGGCGTTTTTAAGTTAAAAAGCGGTTATGACGTTTTCAAAGGGCTAGAAAAATGAAAAAGACAGTAATCGCATATGTTCGGATCGATGAAGAACTTGATCGAAAGTTAAGTGAAGAAGCCGAAAGAGAAGAAAGAACTAAATCATCAATGATAAATGTAATTTTGAAGAATTACTATAAAGGAGATTCAAAAAATGATTATTAAAATTAATTGCGACATTACCGCAGAAGAACTCCAAGAACTTACAGATTTTGTTAGGTCACAAGAAACTACCGATAGAGAGTATTACCAAGGCGATAAGAACATAACGATTGTATTAAATGATTTAGGGCTTCACTGCAAATTCGATACGATACATCCAGAAGATGGAAAACATATCGAAAGAATGACAGTAAGTCGTGCATTACTACCTGCAAGGTTCACCAAATAAAAGGAGAAAGATATGAAAATCGAAATAAGCGAACTAGTCGCATCTGTGTTACAGAGAATGATTGATGAAGAAATTAAGAAACAAGGTCAATTGATGCAAGAAGAAAGAACAATAATGCTACTCAACAATGAAGCAACCAGAAAGGAGATCATTAAACAACTAGAAAAACTAGCAACCGATTTAGAAGCTAACGGAACGCCCAAGTATTACCACTAATGATCACCAAATATAAACTAGCACTCGTAAGGGTGCTTTTCTTTTGTTTTCTGCAATTTGTAATGCTCCTAAACTACCTACAATAGCCCTATTTAGAGTTTTGAGGCACATTAGAAACGAATTTGAACTAAAAGAGTGTAAATATTCATTAAGGTGGTAAAACGTGTCTTAAATCGCTTGTTTTATTTCTTATCTCTTTTTTTATTATAATTTATTTATCTATTATTTCTCTTACTCTACTAAACTCAAAGAACTAGACCTAGAACTATAACTTACCTTTAAATATATAATACCTAGTTAGTAATAAGAACTAGTTCTAGACCTTTACTTTATACAATACCTAGAAAGCGTGCGTATATATGTCTATGCGTATGTATGCGTGTCATAGCGTTGGCTCCCCGAATGAGCGTGATGTGATGGGCGTGCGTATAGGGGTCAATAACAGACACCAGACAATAGTAGCTTGGTTGGAGTGATAAGGTGCAATGTGTGTGTGGGTAGTCAAGATAATGAAAAGGAAGAAAGAGAAACCCTTGCCCTCCATAATTTCCCTCATATTTTTTTCTCAAATTAGAAATAGTAAATTATGGGACTTGGTTAAAAAAATATTTATTTCAATGTTCAGTTGATATATATTGTTTGTATGAAAAATTGGTTTAAAGATAATAAAGTTAAATTGTTAAAGATTAGTTTATCGATATTTGTTTTAGTTTGCATATCAGCAATATTCTATATTTTGCTTCACGCATTCGGTTTAGATAATATCGAGTTTATTAGAGGTTTAGTTAATAAGGCAGGGGTTCTAGGTTGGTTAATGTTTGTTTTATTATTCGTTTTAGTTTCGGTATTCACTTCATTCTTTCCACTCAATAGTGCTTTAATGGTTGCACTAGGTAATGTTTTATTTAATGACTTTACATTATTAGGAATGATAAAAACTAGTGGCATTTGTTTATTTGGTGTGTTATTAAGTTCATACATTTTATTTCTTATCGGTAGATTAGGTGGAATATCTATCGGTTATAAATTATTCGGTAAAGAAGATATTGAAAAGGCAAGAGAATTAGTCGATACGAAAAGTAAGGTCTATTTACCATTAATGTTTGCGTTTCCTATTTTTCCAGATGACGCACTTTGCTTCGTAGTTGGAATGACTAAAATGAAAACTTGGTTATTTTTAACTATCGCCACTATCTTTCGTGGATTAGGAGTTATCACCATTTGTTTTTTAGGTAGTAATTTTTTGCATTATGAATTGTTTACTCTATTAGATTGGTTTTTATTTATCACTTGTTGTGTTGTTTGGTTAATTATCATTTTCTATTTTGCTCGCAAGTTAGATAAAAAAATAAGTAAAAAGTAATTGAAAATAAATGTTTTATATATTACTATAATTGTAGGTTGACATAATTCAACCCTCCTTTTGGGGAAAGAGTGGCATTCCATTTCCACTCTTTCTTTTTATGTTTGTAATTTTAGTATAAAATAGTTATTGTTAGATAAAGGGGTTAATGAATTATGAATGAAAAAGAAAATAAACAAATAATAAACGCAATCGTCAAAGAAGCAGATAAACTAAACGATTTATCAAATGTATATATGAACGAAGATTTAAAAAACAATGTCGAAAGATTAAAGGTAAGCACTAAAACAATCGAAAATGTCGTTCGCTGGGCTATTGGTGGTGCAACAACAAAGGAAATTGCTAAAAACCTAGAACTTACACCAAAAGACTTTCAAACTCTCCTTTCGATTTCTCCTGCTCTTATTTGGGCTTTAAGTAAAGGAGAAGAGTTGGCACAAATACAATTAAGTGCTACTGCATACGAATTAGCGATGGGCGGTCGTAAGTGCCATAGACAAGTTTTAGGTTCAGTAAAAGAATATGATGAAAATGGTCGTATTACTAGAACATATCAAGAACCGATAGATACGACATATGAATTAGAACCGAACGCTAACTTGATTAAGTTTTTATTAACAAATCATATTCCTAATCGTTATGGTGAACTTAAAAAAGAAGTAGATAGCGAAAAAATGAAAGAAGTTGTCGAAACATTGAGTGCTGATGATTTAACTAAATTAAAAGAATACGCTAAAACAAAAGATAAAAGTATTGATATTATTTTAAATGGTAATTCTAACGATATTGGAGATAACGAAGATGAATAATATCAATATTGATAAGGAAAAAATATCAAAAGGTCTTAAAGACATATATAGTTCTTTTGATAATTTAACCATAAATCAAAAACAAGAATTTTTAAAACAAATAGAATATAAAAATGCTCGTGATAATTATATTGCTTATTTAAAATTATGTTATCCAGATATGATTATATGTAAAGTTCATATCTTTTTGGCTAATTTAATGGAAACAATAGTTCATCAAGTGGAAAAAGGAGAAAATATTAGGATCATTTTAAACTTACCACCTAGACATGGCAAATCAATGACTATAACCGAAACATTACCTTCTTGGTTTATTGGTAGAAATCCTAATAAAGGTGCAATTATTACCGCTTATAACGCTGATTTGGCAGAACAATTTGAAGATAGCAATAGACAAAAGACTAAAAACTATGGAAAACAAGTTTTTGGTATTGAAGTTAGCGAAACACAAGATAATAAAACACTTTATAGATTAAAAAAGCACAAGGGTGGAATTATTGGTGTTGGTTTAAGTGGTGGTTTAACAGGAAACACTGGAAGTTGGCATTTAGCAATAATAGATGACCCATATAAAAACGGAGATGAAGCAGATAGCAAAAATGAAAGAGATAAAAAAGAAAGAGTGTTTAGAGATAGTATTATTACTCGTTTAAGTGGAAAAGGAAGTGCGATAATCATTATTCAAACTAGATGGCACGAAGACGATTTAAGTGGAAAATTAGGAAAAGAGAAAGGTTGGTCGGTAATAAATATTCCTTGTCTTTCAGAAAAAGAAGATATATTTTTAGGAAGAATTGAAGGAGAAACCCTTTGTCCCGAACTTGGTTTTGATGCAAATTGGGCTTTGAGAACACAAGAAGCAGTAGGAAAAAAGGTTTGGAACGCTTTATATCAAGGCAGACCCACCGCATTAGAAGGAAACGAATTAGAAACTAAATACTTTAAATTTTATTCGAGGAATAGTATGCCTAATCATTTTGATAGATACACTCAAACTTGGGACTTGTCATTTGGAGATACTCAAAACGCTGACTATGTTTCAGGTCAAGTATGGGGCAAAATAGGTGCAGACCATTATTTAATAAAGAGAATAAAAAAGAAATTAAATTTCCCCGAAACTTGTAATTATATGAGAATGTTAAGTCAACAATACCCACTTGCAATTAAGAAAATTGTTGAAAAAAAAGCAAACGGTCAAGCCATTATAGACACATTAAATCGTGAAATAGGTGGAATAGAACCTTTTATACCAAAGGACAGTAAAATATCTCGTGTAAGGTCTATCATTCCATATTTCGTGGCTGGTAATGTTTACTTTCCAGATGAAAGTCTAGACCCACTAGTTAAAGACTTTGTTGAAGAATTGAGTGAATTCCCAAATGGCAAACACGATGACGAAGTCGACGCTATGACGCAATACATAATAAATGATAATATTTCTAATATAGGAAGATTTAATTTTGAAGAATTGAACGATTTTAGAAACATTAGACTTGGTTTTAGTGGTAATATAAATAATATAGAAGAAAAAGGTAGGTTTAGAAGATGATAAAACTAAATATCACAGTAAAAGATTTAGAAGAAGACAAACTTTTACAAACAATGAACATTATATTGGAAGAGCATTTTAAACAAATAGAAAGTGATACTGAAAACACAATATCTCTTAAAAAAAAGAAACAATTTTATGATGGAACAGATATTTATGGTCAAAAATTGTTAATAAACAGATGGAAATATATTGTCGATATTTCAAGTAAGGTATTTATTGGACAAATGTTTGATATTGTATCTAGTGGTTCAAAAGAAGATAAAAAATCTTTGCGTTTTTTAAATGATAGATTTAGAGAAAAAAATATAGATGTAGAAACTGCTGGACTTGGATTTAGTGCTTCTAATTACGGAACTTCGTTTTTAATGCTTTATAACGAAAAAAATGATGAATTTCCAAGTTTTAAAGAATTAGATGTTTTATCAACCAATGTTGTTTACCAATGTGATATAAACGAAACTCCAGTTCTTGCTTTTTATGTAAACGAAATTAAAGAATTAGATAATGGACAAACTAAAAAATACTTACAAGTATGGGTTTATTTAAAAGATAAAATGACAATTATTAAAACTCCATATTCTGCTGGTGCATTCTCTTGCCAATATGATATAACTAGTTTTCCATATTTAACGCAACAAGAAAAAACAAGTTTTATAGAACACGACTTTAAAGATATACCTATTATTGAATTTAGAAATAATAAGGATGGAAAAGGAGATGCCGAATGTGTTGCAGAAGCAATTTGCAAATATAATAGTTTAAAATGTAAAGAATTAAAAAATATTGATGACCAAATATCCGCTATATTAATGTTTAAGAATGTTCGTTTTGGAAATGATCAAGAAAGAAAAGAAGCATTTAACATTATTAAAAATGAAGGAATTGTCGCAATCGAAGGAACTGATGTTGATGTAAAGTTCTTATCTAACCCATTAGACTACGAGAAAACGGGAATGGTTGCTAAAAAATTAAGTGAAGAAATAGAATATATAAGCCATTGTCCAATTCTTTCTAGCGAAACATTTACGCAAAATGCAAGCGACCCAATTTTGAAACTTAAAACTAAACCAATGCTTGACCTAGCAAGAAGCAAAGAAGTTTTATTTACAAAATCGTTTATGAAATTATTATCGATCATTAAATACTTTGGCTATAATTATTCTAAAACTCCAAATAGATATGAATTTGATTTATCTAAAATTGAATTAGAATACTCTCATTCTTTGCCAAGTAATGACCAAGATATGATAACAATGATAGCAAATCTAAATAGTGCCAAAGTGTTAGCACCTTCTATCGCTTTACAACAACTTTCATTTATTAAAAATGTCGATAAATATATGGATGAAATGAAAGAACACAATAAATATCTTGTTGAAATTTCAAACGAAAAAAGCGAAAATATGAATAAGGGTAAAGAAAACCCTAGCAACAACGGAGTTAATGAGCATAATCTAGAATTAACAAATTCAAATCCACAAACAAAAGAACAAATGGATAATAAAAAAGCGTTTAATTTAGGTAATGCCAATAATCTCAATTCAAAAGATAAATAGTGAGAAATCACTTTTATAAGAGTTTCCTAATCTCTGCAAAATTAGAGTGCTTGACCATTACAAGTTAAAAGAAATGTGGGGGGTAATAAAATGACCGATGAAACAAAAAACACTAACGCTTCTAGTGAAGAAACAAAGAAACAAATAGAAGAAGCAGTTGCACAAGCATTAGCGAAGGCAAAGGAAGAAAGCGAAGCAAAGTTAAACGCACTTATGGCTAAAACTCGTATAGAGAATGAAAAAGCATTAGCGAAAGCCAAAGAAGAAGCAAGTTTGACTGCCGAAGAAAAAGCAAAAAAAGAACAAGAAGAAGAATTTAAGTCTGCCAAAGAAGAACTCGAAAGACTTAAAAGTGAATTGAAAAGTAAAACTATCAATGAAAAACTAAACGAGCGACAACTTCCACCATTCTTTAAAAATGATATTCGTATTATAAATAGTAATGACGAAGAAATAGACAAAGTAGTCGAAACAATTGCAAAAGAATGGAAAGAAGTATCTAGTTCTAGTTCAAAAGGAACTCCCGCTCCAAATGGTAAAGGCATTGGTTCTGCTGATACAAAATCAGAAAAATTTAAAGAGTTCTCAAAATTAAGATAATAAAATTATCATAAAGAAAGGCATATTATTATGGCAAACACATTCAGCAAATATTGCACAGAATATATCAATAACCAAGAAACAGTATTAGGTATGTTCAATACATACAGTCTTACAAAAGATTTAGAGAAACCATTAGTTTCTCATCGTGGAAAATATATTTCTTACGATAAAATTACACTAGGTTCAACCGGCATGGGAATTTTCAATCGTGATTCAGGATATACCGCTATGGATTTCACAAGCACTCGTGTTGAAAAAGAATTAACGCAAGATGCAGGAAACAAATTAAACATTGACCTTATGGACCAAGAAGAAGCACAAATCGATGGTGGAACAATTAGATTATTTAATAATTACATTATTAAAAACGCTATTCCAACAGTAGATACTTATCGTTTTACACAAATGTTAGGAAGTTCAGTCAAACATACTGCACACGCATCTATTTCAAACTCAACAATTATAGGTTTTTTGCTAGCAGACAAAGGTGTCCTTGCTCAAAAGAGAGTTAAATGGGCAGAATGCATTGTTTATATGGCCGCTAGCGAGAAAGTAAAACTAGATGAAGCAAGTTTAGGAAAAGGTTATATTGGATTAGGTTCTTGGAATGGTGATTTAACTGCACAAGTTGAATTGCTATTCGGTGGTGCTAAATTAATCGAAGTTCCAGACGATATGCTAGGTTCTGGGGTTGCTTGGATTATTGTCCATCCATTAGCGTTTGATGCATATAATGTTTACAACGAAGCAGTTTTCTTCTCACAAGTTCCGGGCTTTGGTGGAAGAAGAGGAGAAGTTGATGTTGGTTTATATCACGACGCTTGGGTTCAACCAAACGGAGAAGATGGAATCCTAGTTTCTCTTAACGAAGTAGCATCACCAGTTCTTCCAGCAGCAGGAGATGCATTCGTGACTAGTAAGACAATTAAGATTACTGGACAAGTTTTTGGTGCTAAAATTTACTTCACCAATGATGGAAATACACCAGATGCAACTAAAACAGAATATGATGATACAACCGGTATCACTATGACTGCTACCAAGACAATTAAAGCAATTCAAATCTTGAATGGTGTATCTAGCGAAGTTGCTACTGTAACATATACCAAAGCATAGTTATTAAAAGCAATAAGCAAGTCCTTAAATTATGGGACTTGCTTTTTTGTTTGTATTTTTAATGTTCAATAAACTATAATTATAGTAGTAATAGGAGAAAAATATGAATAGTTTAAAAGATTTATATATAACGAAAGATGAGCTGAGAGAGATTTATGGTCTTGATATGGAAGATTTTGCTGTCGATGAAACAACGATAGATATTATTATCAATTTATGTGTAGGGAAAGCAATAACCACTATATATAAATTAAACGATAATATTACAAGCGACAAAGATATTTATGATTTAATAGTAAACAACGGGAAAGAACTATCATTTAAAAAATTACAATATCAAGTTATTTATAATTATCTATACATTAGTTCAAATGATCCAATTAACGATAGTATTTTTGATATTATCGCTTACGAACTCAAACTATGTAAAATTAATGGAATACAAAAAGGAGTAAATGTTAAATGACAAATCAATTAGCAGATTCTAGAATTTATCGTTTTAAAGGTTATTGGAAACAAGTAAATAACGATAAGTTAGTTCCTTTTAGATATTTTATTGTCGATGGTGGTATAACATACACTCCAAGTTTTGAAAATGGATTAGAAAAACTAAAACTAACATATAAGATTCAAGTTTTTGGTGATATTCATTTTATAAAAGGAGATAAAATAATTATCAATAAAGATAGTTATGATGAATTAGAATTAAAAGTTTACAATATTAAACCTAAATACTTTGAACCAAATGTTTTAATTGCTGATTTAATTAAACCAAGAATTGAAAGCATAGAACTATTATTGCAATAGGTAATAATATGGAATTTGATATTAATTCATTTGCTAATACCTTAAAATCGTTGCTAGCAGAATCAATGCCCTATGAAGATGAAGCAATTAATGCTTTAAAACATAAAGGAAGAACAGCACATATAAAAAATATTGCATTGTTAGACAACAACATTATAGTTATCGACAAAGATACTGTAATGTTTTCACTAGGAAATGAATTAGCAGAAGAAGATTATCCTTATTATCATATTTTAAATGATGCGGAAGTAATTAAATTTCGTGGAAAATCTACAAAAAAAACTCGTGGAAGTCAAAGCTCATTACCTTTTAAAGAAAGAGATTATAACATTTATTCTATTTCTCAAACTAGTAGTGGAAGAATTAAACAAAATTATGAATACAAAAAAAATGTTCGTGGAGAAAGAACTAAAATAAATCAATATGGACAAGCAAAAGATAAAAATAGTTATGTCAATATTCATTTCAATTATATAGAAAATTCATTAGATGGAATTGATAGTAATAAAGGAATTGTTAATAATATTGCTGATTTATACGGAATGAGAGTAATGAGAAAGAAAACAACGATTTCAGGAGAAGAAATAGAAAACGCTAGCAATTATGATGAATTAAATTTTTCGTTTGATGAAACTTTAAAGCATTATTAAATAATTATGTTATAATTTGTTAAGGAGATAATTATGGTTAAAGTGTTTGAAATTGAATTTGTAAAAGTAGCACTCGAAAATGCTTTTAATAATAAAGACTATAAAATGGTTAGTTTCTATGAACCATTAAAAGAAATAAGCGAAATCGAAACATATAGAGAATTATATAAAGAAATAATTGATGACTTAAATAATTTGGAATATAAAACAATAGGTGTAGTAGCTACAACAAATTCACCTACTATTACAAGTGTTAAAAAAGCATTTATATCTCCTTTTGAGTTTAGCGTTTCAATGCGTTCAAAATTAAAATATCGTGATGAAATTATTTCTAATACTTATGAAATGATAGATAAATTAAAAGGTCGTAAAATTGAAATGGTTCAATTAACTAAAAATGGAGAGATTACCGAAGTTGTGCCAATGGGAGTTTTATGGCAAGAAAATGAAAATCTAAAAGATTATGATTTTATTGGAATAACACAAGATATTGAAACAACCATTGATGATTTAATAGAAAAAGGAATATTTTTAGATGAAACCAAAGCATATAATATATTTTTTATTAATGAAATTACAAAAAAACTATATTTGGATAAATTAATTTATAATTCGCAAGATAGTTTATGGTTAGAAAGTGTAATAAAATCATACGATAATGATGACTACGAATTATTCAAATTAGATTTGTCTTTTGATAGTTTAAAAATAGATACACCACAAACATTAAACGGCGAAGATTTTTTAAATATTACATTTAGTGGAAGTTCGACATTATGTTCTAAAAATGTTGTTTTAGGAAACGATTTAGTTCAAGTTGGAATAAAAGAGTATAAAATATCTAATGAGTTAGTAGAAGATAGCGAATATGAATATTTAGATCCATTAGATATACCTAACGACTATAAAACAGATATTTTCTCTTATGGTCTTACTAGCAATGGTTTTAAAGGTAGCGAACATATAGAAAGTTATTCTTCAAACATTACTTATTCGTTTATTATCGATGAAAGTTATGATTTTATTTGGAATATGTATATAGAAAGTAGATATTTGACTAATTCAACCCCTAATATTACATATAAGATATGCGAAATATATTCTTCTTTTGGAGTAATTAGAAAAGAAGAGTTTTTAGGAAAGATTACAAACGGAGTTAAAGTAGATAAAAACGATAACGATGTTATGTCTGTTTCTATTCCGTTTACAATAGTTGGAGAAAATGAATAATGGCAACTACTTATGACTTTATAATAAAAAATAGTGGAACAAACAAAGCCAAAGATAAAGGAACTGGCGGTGGAAATGTTAAATCCACTGGCAAAAGCACAGAAAGTTTGTTTTCTAATTTTTTCGGTGGAGAAAAGGGTGGAGTTGAAGCAAATAGAAAAACACGAGCAGTTAACCCTTTACTAAACAGAGCAACTAGTGGCTGGTGGGAAAAAGGAACAAGATTAGGTCGTGCTGGACTTGGAATCATACAACAAGATAAGAAAACAGGTTCTTTATCAATTAGTGGCGTTAGTGTTGCTATTTTAATTAGTTTCGCAATTCAACAAATGATGAGAATACAAAGAGAGCAAAGATTAGAAGCAACTAAACAAAATCAAAATAATTTTAAGAGTATGGAAGTTGGTGGAGATAACGCAATAGGAAGTGCGTATAAAGTATCAACTAATTTTTGGGACGGAAAAGTATCTTATAACCAAAACAAGTAAAGGAAAATAATATTATGGGTGATTATGTAGTAGTTAGAAATATATATAGTAGTGATTTAGCATATATAGGTAATAATTATGTTAATGCAAAAGTTGGAAGTTCATTAAAAGCCACTAATGTATTAAAAAATATTTTTGTAACCTGTGATTTTGACGATATTAGTGGAAACTTAATTAGATCAGAAGGAATGCCAGCAGATGTTTTTAATTCATTGTATGGCGATATAGTTAGATATAAAATAGGAAACGATAGCACGATTCATAGTTTTTATGATGAAGAAATATTAACTCAATTACAAACTCCAACACATAATGGTTATTTAAAAATAACTCCTGTATTTGTAGTTAAATTAAGCAAAGTAGAAAATGGTGATATTCCTTTAATTTCAACACAGGTTTTTGAAAGAAAACCACAAACATTAGACAAACCATTAAAATTAAGCGATATTGAAACAACTATTGTTGGAGATAATGTAGAATTTCCAAATTTGCTTCCAAATGGACTATTTCTATATTCTCAATACCCATCTCAAATAGATAATACAATGTTTTTAATTTATTTAACAAAAGGTAATCCAAATAACGATTATCATATTAATGATGACGATGATAGCACAATATATAATTATAAATTTTCTTATAATGGATTAAGATACAAATTAGAAAATAGGCTTTTAGAATTATCTTATGTAATGGTGATTTCTAATTCTATAAATGATATTTATTTTAGAGTAGATGGAATTGAAAGTGTTTTGATTTCATTTAATAGAGGCAATTATTTTAAAGTTGAAGATACTTTTGTAGATGATGAAATTACTTGTGTTTCAAATTTTAGTGATGGAACAACTGAATATTCTAGTTTTCATGATATAGAATATGTTAGTGGGACAAATTTCTTATCAAATAATTCTCTTATTTCAACAAATGGAATATATAATATTCAAGTTAAAATTTTAACATATTCTGGAAGTGGTCAATATGTATATAGCAATATATTAGATTTATATGCTTATTCTAATGTTCCACACCATATACAAATAGAAACAATAAAACCAACATATGGTTATGGCGAAGGTTTTGTTTCATCTTCTATTACTTGCAATATATTTTATTTAGTATCGGGAACAACATACTATAAAGATTTTTTGTCTAAACAAAGTTATACATTGAATGTAGATAACGGAACAAAGTTATATGAAGATACCAATTTAACAGCAACTCTTATATCAAACAATTCTTTAACTTCTACTATTCAATTAACGATAGTTATAAACAATACTAATGATTTGCTAATTTACGATAAGGAAACAAACGAAGAAACTAATTTTGGTTCTATTGATATTTCTAATGGTTTTAATATGTGTTTCAATTTAGACAACACGAGAGATAGTGCGAAAATACAAATATTAAATGATAAAGATTATGCTTTGGAAAAAAACACAATATGCAAATTAACTTCTAATTATACTTGGTGGGTTGTAAAAAGCGACCAAAAGAGCGTTAAAAATGATGAGAATGGTAAATTTATACATAACATTGAATTAGTAAGCCCTAAATCGATATTTTATGCAAGAGATTTAACTTCTTGTGGATTCAACAAGAATAGATATACATATGGAGAATTTTTTAATCGCTTAATTAGTTTATCAAAAGGTGTTAATTGCGATGTATCTTTAAGTGATGTGTTCGGAGATAATAATAAAGTTTCAATAATTAAATCGTTTGACAATTATACACTTGGTAAAGCATTAGAAGAATTTTCAAATGGAGAAAATGCTATCTACGAATTAGATTATATAGATATCGATAATCCGTATATTTACTTTATTTCAAAAAGTGGAACGAATAACGATATTATTGATTTAGATACTAGTGAATTGCATTCACCTAAATTTATTAGACACGAAGAAATAGGAAACAAAGATTTCGCAACAAAAGTTATATCTAATGTTGAAAATGCTATATCTAGTGTTTATCAAAGATACCCAATAAATGGTGGTAAATTTTTAGATAGTGATAAATATCTATTAGATAAAGATAATGCTTTCTTTAAATTGCCTAGTAAAGCAAAAGAAGTTAGAAAATTATTCATACACCCAAGAGTAAAAATTGCTTTATGTCAGCATAGATTTGAGATGCAACCACAATGGACAGAATTATCTAGTTCTAAATTTTTCTATGTTTCTTCTTATGAACAAGTTTTATCAATAGTAAATTCTATGACTTTTGATAGTTTTTGGTTTTCTGGAAGATTAAAAACAAGAGAACAATTAGCAAAAGAAGTATTTAATATTTCTATTATAGAAATGAATATAGATAAACAAGAAAATAAATTAAAATCAAATAGTGATTCTAATATTAGACCATTATTTATGAGCGAAAATTTATCTTCTAAATATGAAAACGCTCAATGGAATATAAGTTTTAAAAACGGAGAAGATAAGATAACGAATTTTAAATGTGCCGACTATGTTATGAATAATGGAACTAGAATAGAATTGATTAAAACAGATTTGTTTAATAATCATAATTCAAACATTTCCCCAACTGTTGATAATTTAATATCTATTGCTTCATATTTTCCAAACGACAATATACAACAAATTGAATATGCTATATTAATTTTAACGGATTTTGGTATTACGACATTAAATACTAAATTTGCTTGCGAATATATACCACAAGCAGATTTTAGAATGGAATACGACAACTTTAAAAATGGAAAAGATGTTGCTTTGTTTAATCAAACTGGTAATTTTGTAGATAATTTTGCAGTATCTAAATTAGTTAAATCTTATGCCACAGATATTTCTGGAAATACTTATAATTTTTATAACATTTATGATCAATATTTTGATATTTTACAAAAAGGACAAAGAGTTTTTAAAACTATAAATGGTAAAAAAGAATTATGTATTATAACTAATGTTTCTATTACAACTCACAATGGAAGCAAATATGAAGTTATGTATTCATTAAGCAAATATAGTGCAGTAAAATCTTCATTGATTAGTGCAGATAGCAACATTAGAGATTACGACTGTCCACAAAGAAATAATGTTGTAAGAAAACAAAACTATCGTGATTTTATAGAATTAGAATTAGATACAACTGACAGACATAATGAAACTATGTTTGGAAACATACAAGATATTTTAAATTTTGGTTTTAAAAGTAAAGGTGCAAATTTTGAATATCAAGCATTTATAAAAATTGAAAATAATAGATATTATCAAATTCCAACATATGTTGTTAACTATGATAGTTCTTGCACTTGTATTATTGATTTTAAAGATAATAATATTATAGGTTATGATAAGTCAAACACTGGAACTGTATTAGAGTGGGAAATAAGTGCTTGGAACTCGTTTATGGGTTCTACTTCGAGATATAATATTCCTATCGACTATACTATTGGAAGTGGAAATTTTGGAGAAGTTAAATCAATAGAAATAAAATTAGCAAATCAAACTCAAATTGATAATGCTTTCGCAACATATAAAACAGCAAATGGTTTAGGTAGTTTAGATAATTCATATTCTATTCTAGATATTGCTCCATTATGTTTTGCTAATTACTATTCAATCATTTCTCAATCTTGCAAGATAACTGAAAGCGATTATAAAAAAGATGGTTTAGAGATACCTTTCTTTCAATATACTGCTCAATTAGGAAATACAAACAATGTTATTGTTGGAAGCCATATTTTAGAGAAAAAACAAACACAATATTCAACAATTATTGTTTATCAATTTCATGTAAAAGATAAAATTAAAGCAAATAATTACAACTATAATAATGTTGAATTAAGTGGAAGTAATGGGGTTGACACAATAACTTTACAAAATGCTTGTGTTTTATCATTAGATACAGTAAATATGAAAATAGTATCTACATTCTATTCTTATGCAACAATAAATGTTTTAACTGGTGCTATTTCTAATACTAGAAACTTTAAATTAGATGGAACGATAAAAAATAAGAATATTGAAATTGTATTGGGCGAAAGTGGAATATATGTTCCAACAGCAGATTTAACAAAAACAATAAATGAAAGTGAACTAGTATTTGCTATAAATAATTGTCCAGTAGAATTAGATAGTAATAGTCAATTATCATTTTTTATTAACAATTATAAATTGTAATGTGTATAATTTAATTATGGGAGAACGATTATGGTAGAGAAAAGAATTAAAATATATATAGGTAGTGATTTAAAACCTTATATTGATAAAGAACATACTAAACAATTAACACAAATAAGCGATCAAACATATATTGGTGAGAATAATGCAACAATTTTAGATTTTGATTTAAGTGAATTGAGTTCTTTTGCTACTGCATTATTAAATATTAAAAAACCAGATAATAGTATTTCTTATGAAATATTGGAAGAAAAAACGATAGATGGCGAACAAATGTATGAAGTATCTTTACAAGCATATTACATAAATCAAAAAGGTGCTTTAATAGTAAGTGTAAACACATACGAAGGAAGTGGAATTGAAATTTTAGGAGAAGGTGGTAGTCAATATATTGAATTAAACGGAGATGAAATGCTTATAGCAACTGCTCCAATTAAAATTTATATTAACTATTCCCCTTTTATTTTACCTAGTGGAAAAGAATTAACAATTAGTGATTTGCAAAAAATTCTATATGCCATTTCTTCAAAAGTAGATAGAACAACAACTATAAATGGCAAAAATTTCTCTACGAATATTGTATTAAAAGCAGAAGATATAGAAATAGATGACAACAGTATTGAAAACACCGAAACAATACAAGAAGCATTAGAATATTTATTAAACTTATGTAATGCTTGTGGAAATGATATAACTGCAATTCAAACTTTAATTAACAACTTAATTAGTGGAACTCAAATTGCTGGAAAATCTAATATTGCTGTTAAAGATGAAGATGAAAGACTATTGACTTCTCTTGAAACAAAAGTAAATGTTGCTAATGAAATAACAAAAATTAAAGATGGAACATATACTTCTAAAAAAGCAGAACAAGATGAAGATGGAACTAATATTAAATCTAACTATGTTAAAAAAACTAGAACAATTTTAGGAATTGATTTAAGTGATGATATTTTGTTAGGAGAGTTTAAAACAGCATTAGGTAATGCGACAGAAAGTTTAGATGGTTTAATGAGCTCAGTCGATAAATCAAGACTAAACGCTTTACACGCATTGTTAGGAACAGAAGAAGACAGCAACGAAGTTGTAGATACTATCAATGAGATTTTATCTATATTTAATAATTACCCAGAGGGAGCAGATATTTTAACTGCTCTTGCAGGTAAAGTTGATAAAGTATCTGGAAAAGGTTTAAGCACTAACGACTATACTGATATTGAAAAAAATAAAGTAGCGAGTGCCAAGACACACGCAGATATAGTTAGTGGAAATCCACATGGAACGACAAAAGACAACATAGGATTAGGTAATGTTATAAATCCTAGTGTTTATGGTGGAACATTGACTGATAATGTTGATACTATTGCATATAGTGGATTTTATACTTGTTATAGTGGAACGACAGGTCTTTCTGCTGAAATGAACGCATTAGGAATATCATTTCATATCATACATATAAACTCAAATGTTGGAACTGCTGGTGCTACTCAAAGAGCAATAGGATTTAATTCTTCAACTTTATATATATATGAAAGAGTTAAAGTTAGCGGCACTTGGGGTTCTTGGATTTATCAACCAACAAAAGCAGATTTAGATAATGCTGTTTTATCAAAATCTAACTACATTGATAATTTTTCAAATAAAATCGCTTGTGTAAATAATAATAATTTATTAGAAAATACAAAAGTTGGAGAAAAAATTAAATTAAAAATAAAGGGCAAAGGAAGCACATTAGTTTCTTCTTTAATTGGAACTCAAAATGTTCAATCATCAATAACATCAAATAACAATGCGCCTTTTATTCTTTGCAAAAGTGATGGTGGATTTACAATTACATTAACTTCTGGAAATAAAACAGCAAATTTTATTTCTGGTCATAAATACGCTTGTATTATTGAAGTTGATGATATGACATATGTAGCAAATCCACAAACAACATATGCTGGTTGTTATGACGGAAGTGCTTATATTAACTTTATCAATTCAACTAGTGCTTTAATAGATACTACAAATAAAAGAATTTGTATTTCAAACACTGGAAACATAGTTTCAACAAAATCATATTCTAGAATTTATTTTAGATTAGTTTTAACACAAGCGGTAGCAACACTAAATATTAAAAATATGGTTATTATTGATTTAACAGATATTGGAAAAGATACTTTATCAAATACAGAAGTTTATGATTATTTTAAAAACTCTATTTCGACAATATCTGCTGGAACAAATATGACTTTTTATAGCAAATTAGGATTAAAAATAAGCGGTAAAAATTTATATAATAATTCTGCAATGACCTATCAAAATTCTTCTTCAAAAGTTTCATATAGTATTCAAGACGATGGAATTAAAGTTCTATTAAATCAAGATTATGTATCAGGTTCTGGAAATCATCAAGTGAATGTTTTAAATCTTCCTTTAACTTCGTTAAATTTAAGTGCTGGAGATTTAATTACATTAAGTTGTGAAAAAGTTGTGTCGTTATCTACAATGATACCAAATATTCAAATTTCTTTCTTTAATAGTTCAGGAACAAGTTTGGGAGTATGGACAAATTCTATTTATTATTCTAATCTAATATCAACAACAAAAATTCCAAGCGGAACAACAAAGATTAGTATTATTTATGCTTTAACTAATAACGATGCTTCCGCAGGAAATTATGCAATTTTTAAGAATATTCAAATCGAAAAAGGAAATAATTTTTCTTCTTTTGAACAATATTATGAAACTGATTTAGGAACAGTTTATGATTCAAGCGTCGATTCTAATTTATCTTATAAAGAAGTAAATATACTAAGTTCATCTCAGGTTTTAAAAATGTATCAGGTATCTAATTCAAATTATATTACTTTGCCAACAGTATCAGCAGATTATACTCTAACAACAATTATGTATAATTATTTGCCTAATTATTCTTTATCAATAGAAGCAGAAGAGAAATTAGAAAAAACACAGAATAGTTATAAACTATCATTTATAAAGCAAATATCCCATCGTGGATTTTCAATAGAAGCACCAGAAAACACTCTATCTGCTTTTAAATTAGCAAAGAAAAAAGGATTTAATTTTGTGGAATGTGATATTCAATACACAAGCGACGGTGTTCCTGTCTTATTACACGATACTTCTATAAATAGAACTTCAAATGGAACTGGAAATATATCTTCATTAACTTATGAGCAAGTTAGAGCATATGATTTTGGTTCTTGGAAGAGTAGTATTTATGCAGGAGAAAAAATACCTAGTTTTGAAGAATTTTTAATAACACTAAAAAGAATTGGTTTAAATGCTTATGTAGAAATAAAATCTAGCGATGTGTTAGATGAGCAAATACAATTAATTGTAAGTTTAGTTAGAGAATATGGCATGTTAGAACATATAGTATTTATATGCACTAATATATCTAAATTGGATGTCGTTTTTGCTTCGTATCCAAAAGCAAAAATAGGTTATGTTGTAGACGGAGATATTACTTCTGGAATTATTTCTTCTATAACTAGTAGACAAACTACTTCTAATTACATATTCCTTGATTGTAATTTAGAAAAATTAACAAATGACGGAATAACTCTTGCTATAAATGCAGGAATAGACTTAGAAGTGTGGACTGTTGATGATATTAATTCTATATTAAACATGCACACATATATTACAGGAATAACTACAAATGGTTTTAATTTATCTAAGTCATTGTATGATTATACAATTTAAGGAGAATATATGGAAAAATTTATTAGAAAATCTGTATCTATTGTAAAAGATGCTTATGGTAATTTAGAAAGCATTGGAGAAGTTTTAGATTTTGATAAAAATCAATTTGAACTTATCAAAAAGCAAGTTAATGATATTAAATTGAAGGAAAAATCAATTAAAGAAAAAGAATTAAAAGATATAAAAGATAAAGTAGATAAAATTGATAAAAAAGTTGATTCATTTATTTTAAAACAAAATATTATTTGTTCATTTAATATTCTAATCAGCGAAATAGTTAGTGGAGAACAAGAAGAAACTGAAAAATTTGAAGAATTTAAAACTATGATTTTATCATTTATAAAAGGAGATATATCTAAATTAAAATTAGATTTATTACCAACTAGATTTATTGAATTAGTTAATATCTTTGGAACAGATATTAAAGAAATAGGAGAATGATATGGAAGAAATTTTACAAAATATTAATTATTGGTTAACGCAAGCATATGTTATTTATCCAGCTTTATTATCTTTTATTACCGGAATTATTATTCCTACAATTATTAAGTTTAATCAAAGTCAAGCAAGAACAAAAACTCAAATAGAAAACTATAATTCGCAAATAGAAAAAGCAAATGCAATTATCGAAAGTTCAAATAAACTTAATGAAACAATAATTTCAATATTAGAAACTCAAATACAATATAATAAAGAATTGCAATTTGTAATGGTTAACAAAAAACAAAAAAATGTGATAGGAAATTATACCAATACTTTCTCTAATATGCTAAATGAAGTTAAGTTAAATTATGAAACATTTGGAAAAATTCAAAAAGAAGCCCCCACCATTCAACAAGTAGTTAAAAAGATAAAAATAAAAGTTAAGAAAAATTAGATTAGTTATACTAATCTCTTTTTTTATTTTATTAAAATATGGTACTAGGTTATAATTATTATATAAATCAATGTTCATTAGACATTGTGGGGAGATTAAAATGGAAGAAGAAAAATCAACAAAGAAAGTTAATGGTTGGAATACATTTTGGAAATCTTTTTTTAGTTCAATAGGTAAAGATATTAAAAATCTATTTACTAAACGAATATTAAAATTAATAGGTTTATTCATTATGTATATTGTTCCACTTGCGACAATTATCATTATGTATATGCAAAAGAAACCTGATAGTTGGGGTTTCTCATTGGTGGCTATACCAGTTATCGTAATTATGCTTTTTTCCTATTGGGGTTCGTTTCGCTCGTGGCTTAATGGTAAGTTGATCAAAATGGAATTAGAGAATACGATTCAAAAGGGTAAGCATATTGCGTTTATCTTGTTAGCAAAGGTTTTACAACTAGCGATGACAATATTACCTTTTATTATTTGTTTCTTATTATTCCAAGAATTAGAAAAGTTGTCGTTAGTTATTTCCTACTTATTCTTATTCGTGGTTATTTGCCAAGTCGTAGGTGGTATGTTCATCATAGGAGATACAATACTTAATCTAAATAAATAAAAGGAGAGATTATGAAATACACAAAAGAGTATCTAAAAGAGAAATGGAAAATCATACCTAAACATACAAAGATTTATACTGCAATAATGTTTTTTATTCTCTTATGTGGAATTGGTTTCGGCATTATGGCTATGTATATGTGTGGTTATACCTTATTTTCTTGGTTAGAAAAGTTTTATGGTTGGTTGCTATTAATTGTAGCAGTATTGGCAAGTTTGGTTTTTACATATTATTTCTTGGTTAAAAAAGGGGGTATTAGAAAATGACACTAGAAGAAAAGTCAAAGTTAAGAGAGCAAAAGAAAGCAATAAAAGATAAAAAGGTTCACGAAACTTATCAAAAGATAGCCAATGGTAATAAACAAAGATTATTAACTTTTATTTGTTATTTCATTATCATTATTGTCGTTATCGCAAGTTCAATTATTCAATTAGGTTTTGGTTTTGGCGAAGATTATGATTGGGGGCAATTTGCCTTTAAGTTAGCGTTAGGTTTAGCCATTTCTATTCTTGGTATGATTTTATCTATTAAAGATGGCGAATTAGCAAACGAAGATAGAAAATGGGGAGATTATTTCGACGCCAGGATTAGATATAAGATTTCTAGGGGCAAAATAAGCGATACAGAGTGTTTTAGACAGTGGACTGATGATTTATACTTTCGTGAGAAAAACGCCTTTATAAACTCGCAATTATCAACTGCCAATATTTATAAGAGCCATTATATTTATTTAAAAGATAATGACTTGGCAAGACTTAAAGAAGAACCTTTGGTGTTAACTTATATGGACGATAAGGGAAAAATGATTGAAGAACCTTTCCCACAAATAACTGCATATCAATATGAAATCATAAAGATATACAAAGAAGGTAGATTTACATTTAATAAACTCGAATATACTTTCTTTACAAGTGGTCGTGGTGTGAATGGTTATAAAATGGAAGCTGACAAAGGAAGAAAACAACAAAGTCGTAAAGTTATGGCAATTACTTATCGAGTTTTATTGTTCTTAATGACTACTTTTATTTTCGCAGCTGCAATGGTTAACCCTAACAAGGGTGATGCTGGTCAAGTCGCATTTGATTTAATCGGTCGTTTGCTTAATTTAGCATCTTCTATGTTCTTTGGCTATTCATTGGCCACACAAGAAGCGAGAGAGAATGCTGATAGTTTAGATTATAAGAGTGATATGATTGACCAATTCTCGGTAGAATTAGAAATTGGTTCATTTAAACCGATAAATATTGATGAGATAACTTTAAGAAAGATACAAGAGATTAGAGAACGAAAAGAGAAAGAGCGATTAGAAAAGGAACGATTAGAGCAAGAAGCAATTAACAATGTGGTCAATACGGAAGTGGTTGAAAAACCAATAGAAGGTGGAGAAGAAACCATTGAAGTTGACGCCGATACATACAAACAATTAGTCGAACAAACAAAGACAAAATAGAACTTATATATACACCTATTATAAATAATAGGTGTTTTATTTTGTTGTTTACTTTATCGTTTTAAGCATATTAAAATAATGTTGCCCACATAGGGTAAGGAGATATTGAAATGGAATATCAAAAGGGAATGGACATTAAGTTTCCAGCATTAGGTGCAGGAGATATTGATGTCAAAATTAAACAAGTTGGTAAAGGTGGTTCAGTAGCGTTGCTTTATAAAGACGCTCGTGTCGATATGAAACTATTAGACCAAGTTGTCGGTTCAACTAACTGGAAATCAACATATCAAGAAATCAAAGGAAATCTCTATTGCACAGTTTCAATTTATGATCACGAAAAGAAAGAATGGGTTGGAAAAGAAGATTGTGGTATCGAAAGTAGAGAAGATGATGGCAACGAAAAGAAAGGCGAAAGTAGTGATGCTTTCAAAAGGGCGTGTTTTAAATGGGGTTTAGGTCGTGAACTTTATACTGCACCTTTTATTTTTATCACAAGTTCAAAACTACCTGTCAAATCACTAGATAATGGTAGGTTTGAATTAGAAGATAAATTTTCAAGATTATCTGTTAAATCTATTGACTATGATAAAGATAAGAATATTAAAAGTTTAGTAATAGTTGATAGCAAAGGAAATGAAGTTTATTCTTTCGGCAATCATAGTTATAAGAAAACGGAAGTTGAAATTAAACCACTAGATGAAACAAATAATTTATCTGTTGCAAAAATGAAAAGTATTATTATGGATTATTATGCAGGTT